AATTCCCTGAAACAGGAATTTTCCGGCGTTCCTGATGATGCGGCTGATGCGCTTTCGTCAATGCCAGAACTTATTAGAGCGGCTTTTTTCTTACTTTCCACGAGAGAATATAAATCAACGGGGCTTGATGTACTGAATATCGCCGCCGATTATGCGGAATATGTGGCAGAGGCTCGTTACAGAAGAAAATTTCCTGAGGATGTAAACCATGCGTGATATTTACCACGAAACAACAGATCGCGTATTTCTTGCACTTTCTCACAGTGAAAATATGATGGAAATATTGCGCATATGGCTTGAAACACTTGGCGACAATGAACGCGACAAACAAAAATCAAGAATTGCCACGGCATTAATAACGCTTCTTGAGCCTGTAATAAATGAGTTGCAGGAAATAGAGACATTACACGACCAGTATAAAGCGCCCCACACCGGAGAATAAAAATAATGAAACTTAAATATTCTGGCTTAACTGCCAGTGGCAACACTCACCCTAAATTTACGCGCGGTGATATTTACCGCGACCAGTACGGCGGTACGGTAATGATTAAGGGCGTGGCGGGACGGTGCGTAACTTACCGCCGTGAAGGTTACGAATATGATTGCGTGATGCCTGTTTATCAGTTCCGGCGTGATTTTTCTCTGGTACAGACCGCGCCGCATAACGTGCCCACCAGCAACGCCAGGGCACGGGCAAACATCCAGAAGCTGAAAACCATGATTAACGGATTCAGGGGTAAAAAATGAAACTGGCACCGAACGTAAAACGATTACCGAAAGATAAATACACCGATGCGATTATTTTTGCGGGTATTGATGCTCATTCATTCGCAGAGCATTACATCATTGCACAGGCAAAAAAAGCAGGAGATCCAGTCCCTCCCGTTTATCTGGGGCGTTATCAGTTAAGCGAACTGGATAACCTCCAGATTGTTGATGATGGGCGATACAGGGCGACGGTGATACGCGCCGGAAATATTGAAGAGCCGCAGCTGTTAACCATCGCCACGAAACTGGCGATCGCCGGAGTCCAGGAGGCGCGGCTACTTTCTGAAAATTTCGAATTGCTGGAGGAATGGAGCGACCAGCTTCCACGGCTTAGGGAGGCATGGGAACGCGGGGAAAGCCTGGTCATGAAAAAAATCCCCCAGCGAAAAACCACGCTACCGATGAGCGTTGGATCTACCGGATACGACACACAGCTTGATTACGTGGTAAAGGGGATTATTCCGGCATCGTCGCTTTGCAGCATATACGGGGCGAGCGGTTCCTATAAATCATTCCTTGCCGGATCGTGGGCGTGTCACGTTTCCACGGGCCGCCAGTGGGGAGGCCGCAGGGTGGCGCATGGCGCTGTTCTCTATGTGGTTGGTGAAGGCGGTATCGGCGTTCCGCGTCGTGTAAAAGCCTGGGAGGTTGTGCACGGTGAGCAGGTGAAAAATCTGTATCTGGTAAACCGTCCCATCTTTCCGGCGGTCCCGCTTGATGTTGATGAAATGGTTATCGCTGCCCGTCAGGTGGAGCGGGAAACGGGTAAACCTGTACGCATGATTATTCTGGATACGCTGGCGCGTTGCTTTGGTGGGAATGATGAAAATGATTCCCGTGATATGGGGGCGTTTATCCGTGGTTGTGACGAACTGAAACGACGCACAGGGGCCACGGTGCTGGTGGTTCACCATTCCGGCAAGGATGAGACGAAAGGCGCGCGCGGTTCCAGTGCATTTCGTGCATCACTGGATGCTGAATACCGGATACGCAGGGAGGACGCAGGAAGCGAAGCGCTGGTTATCTCATGCACCAAAATGAAGGACGCGGAGGAACTCAAAGAGGCTGCCTATGATTTGCGGGTGGTGGAGCTTTTTACCGACGCTGACGGGGAGTTAATCACGTCGCTGGTGGTGGTGGATAAGCCGCGCCCTCCCGTTGAACTGGAGCGCATCGAAGAGGCAGGCAACAAGACGGAAAACCATACCGCGCTATGGGGGTGTATCCGTTCACGCACACAGAACGGCGACAAGTGCACGATCCCGCTGTTACGTGATGACATGAAAAAACTGGGGTACGAAATAAAGCACTTCCGGCGCTGGCTGGGCAAGCTGGAAAAAGACGGCGTTATCTATGTTGACGGCGATGATGTAGGGCCACTGTAAAAAGTGGGTGGCAAAAGTGGTGGGTATGGGGAATTTAACAAAATTTAAACACAATCCCCCACTTTTTGACCTGTATACATCCCAAAAAGTGGGGAGCAAAAAAATCCTTATGAAACAGCATGATAAAAATTACAAATCCCACGCCTTTAACGAGATGGGGAATTGTGAAAAGTGGGGAGTAAAAGTGGGTATAGGTGGGGAGATGACACAAAAACGCAGAGACAGAACACAGCCAAAATATAAAGCGTTAGACATGACAGAGCACGCTTTAAAGGTGGCAATCAGAACGATAGACCGCCACGCGGGGGAAGGATACGCGAAGGAGCATCCCGAACTGATAAGCGCATTCATGACCACAGCGGCGGCAAACTTTGCCACGCTGACAGAACGGGAGATTGCCGAAGCGGAACAGGTAACAACAATCAACGTTAAAACCGGAGAGGTGGAATCATGAGCGAACCAAAATTTGGTGAAAAATTTTACAAGCACAACGGACGGATCACGATTCTGCAAATAAGCGCAGCTACACCAGGCTGGTGGGTTGAAACAGACGAAGGATCCTCACCCGTGGCATCATGGGCGCTTTGTGTGCTTAGTTACCCTGACCGCGATGTGTATCAGGATATTCTGCCTGTGATATCCACAGACAAAGGCATGAAACCCGTAGACATCAAAAGCATGGGTTTTCAGTGCGTAATGCTTACTGAAAAAATGATGGAAGAGATGAAAAAGAACAACGCCGGATCGCTTCACTGAGGTGGCAATATGACAGCACAAATTGCAGCTTACGGGCGGCTGGTGGACGACCCGCTGGTAAAACAGAGCAGCAAGGGCACACCGATGACTCTGGCGCGTATGGCGGTATCGTTGCCATGCAGCCAGGCACATGACGGACAGGCGACGTTATGGTTATCGGTTATCGCATTTGGCAAACAGGCCGATTTCCTGGCTAAACATCAAAAAGGCGATGTTGCCAGCGTATCCGGCACGATGCAGGTAAGCCAGTGGACCGGACAGAACGGGGAAACACGGCAGGGGTATCAGGTTATTGCGGACAGCGTAATCAGTGCCCGCGCGGCACGTCCTGGTGGGAACAGACGCAAAGCCACAGGCACACAGGGTAATCAGCCACCAGCGGGAGGTGATGACCCTTACGGTGATGATATTCCGTTCTGAGGGGGTGACGATGGCACATGACCGCATAGCGGAGGAACTCGAGGCAAAAGGCTTTTACCGGAGGGCGGCGGCGCGATGGGGTGAAGTCATGCAACTGGTGGAGACAGACAAGGAACGGCATCAGGTTACGATGCGACGGCTGGAATGTTCCAGGAAGGCACAGAGGCCACCGGAGCCGCCGGATAACTTCGGAGACCTGAGAAAGGCAGTCGATCGCACTTATGCTGAAATGGGTATGGATGGTGTAAGCGATGAAATATGGCGTAATTACACAGACAGCTAATCAACAGCCGGAGCAATCCGGCTTTTTGTTATTTTTTGTAAATTATTTGTTCGTGGTTGTTCCACGTTGTTCACTGAGCGGATCGGCATATTTTACCCGAACTGAATCATGATTATTCTCGCCCGTGGTGCCAGGACGCTGGGGCCACTTTCCCGCCTGTTAATGTGCCCGCCAATATTCATTACCAGGCGGGAAAACGATCGGTGCGATTGCTGATTTCCTTATGAAAAACGGTTGAGTGTTTGCCGCGTCCTGGAGTTCCTTACTTAACCCCAGGACTTTTTTTTATGCAGAGAATAATCGAATTACGCCAGCAGAAAACCGCCATTAAAAATCAGATGCGTGACATGCTGGAGAACGCGGAAAAAGAAAACCGCAGTCTTAACGATGCTGAGGGCGCAAAATTTGACGAATTACGCGCTAAAGCTGAATCCCTCGATAAAGACATTTCCCGCCTTGAAGCCATTGCAGACGAAGAGCGCAGCAAGCCAGCTAAAAGCAGTCAGACCACTGACCCCGCAGAACTACGCAACTACATTCTGACAGGTGAAACCCGCGCATTAAGTACAGGCGTTCCCGCTGATGGTGGTTATACCGTTATCCCCGAGCTGAACACCGAAATCATGCGAATGCTGGCGGATGAATCCACCATGCGCCGCATCTGTACCGTGAAGAAAATCAGCAGCAACGAGTTTAAGCAGCTTGTTTCCGCTGGCGGTGCGACCGTTAACCACGGTGAAGAGGCTAAGGCACGCGAACAGACCAGCACCCCGCAGATTAACGAGGTGAGCATTAAGCTGTATCCGGTCTATGCGTACCCGCGCACCACACAGGAAATCGTGGATTTTTCCGATGTGGACATCCTTTCATGGCTGACGGGCGAGATTGGCGACACCTTCACGGAAACCGAAGAAAGCGATCTGGTTGTGGGCGACGGTGACAAAAAAGCAAAAGGTTTTTTATCCGTACCCCGTGCAGAGAAGAACGACAAAGAGCGTGATTTTGGTACGTTGCAGGTAATTAAACCTTCCGAATCTCTGGCGTGGACATCTACGGACCCGCTGATCGACCTGAAATTTGCATTACGTAAAAAATACCGCAAAAACGCGGTCTGGGTGGTTAACTCCACGACGGCGGCAAAACTTCAGAAGGTGAAGAACGCGAACGGTGATTACATCTGGCGCGACCGTTTACAGGCGGGTGATCCTGATACGTTGCTGGGCCTTCCGGTCGAATATCTGGAGTTTATGCCTGATAACGTTATTGCCCTGGGTGACTTCAAACGCGGTTACTACATTGTTGATCACGAAACAGGTGTTCGCACCAGACCGGACAACCTCACAGAGCCGGGTTTCATCAAAATTTTCACGCAGAAATATTTAGGCGGTGGCGTGGTGGATTCGAACGCGATCAAGATTCTGGAACTGCCACAGGACGACGATTAACAGCATACAGAAGGGGCTTAAAAGCCCCTTTAGTGTTTTATGGGTGAAAAAATTATGAAGAGTATGGAAATCCGGTCATCGGAAATCACTACCAGCGGCAGCAACACGCTTACAGGCTACGTTGTTCGCTGGGATAAGCTTTCAGAACTGTTATGGGGTGAGTTTTACGAAAAATTCCAGCGGGGGGCGTTTACTGAATGGCTTGCGGCGGGTAATGACGTTCGCGGCCTGTATGAGCATGACCACAGTATGTTACTGGGGCGCACCCGTTCCGGCACGCTGAAACTGGAAGAGGATGAAACAGGGTTACGCTTTGAACTGACCCCACCGGATACCAGTACAGGGCGCGACGTTATCGAACTGGTTAAACGTGGTGATATATCCGGCATGAGCTTTGGCTTTCGCTCCCGTAAGGATGTATGGGATACCACAACAGATCCATGCGTGCGCACCGTGCTGGTGGCGGAACTGTACGAAATTACCGTTACATCGGTACCGGCTTACCCCGATTCCGGCGTGGAGCTGGCCCGCCGTTCCCTGTATGAGCAGCACCCCGAAAAAATGCCGCGTGCGGATAATCGCCGCTGGTGGGTGGATTTAGCGGGGGTGTGATATGTGGCCTTTCAGAAGAAAAAAAGAGCAGCGCAGCATGACGCTTGATGAATTTATGGCGCTGGCTGGCACATCGAACACGGGGGCGGGTGAGTACGTATCATCGGGGACAGCGGAATCACTGCCTGCCGTCATGAACGCCGTTACGGTCATCTCTGAGGCGGTGGCTACTATGCCATGCTACCTGTACCTGGTACGCAATGAGAAGGGGAAGGAGGCCCGCGAGTGGCTTGATTCTCATCCGGTCGATCACATCCTCAACGAGCGCCCGAACGCATGGCAAACCCCCTACCAGTTTAAGCGAATGATGATCCGCCACTGCCTGTTAAACGGTAATGCTTATGCGGTTATTCAGTGGGGGCGTGATGGTTTTCCGGCGGCTTTACATCCTTACCCGCCGCAGTCGGTGAACGTGGAGCAGACAGGCGAACACAACTGGCGCTATTGCATCACTGACGCCTACACCGGAAACACCCACAACTATTTACCGTGGGAAGTACTTCACCTTCGTTACTCCACGGATGACGGCTTTATGGGGCGCTCACCTGTAACCATCTGCCGCGAATCGCTGGGGCTTGGGCTGGCCCAACAACGCCACGGCGCGAGCGTGATGCGTGATGGCATGATGGCGGCAGGGGTTATCACGTCAGGCGAATGGCTGGACGGCGTGAAGGGCAAACAGGCATTAGCCGCACTGGAACGCTACAAAGGGGCCAGAAACGCCGGAAAAACGCCCATCCTTGAAGGGGGGATGAGCTATCAGCAGCTGGGCATGAGTAATCAGGATGCTGAATGGCTGGCCTCCCGTCGCTTTACTATTGAAGACATCGCCCGAATGTTCAACGTCTCGCCGATTTTTTTGCAGGAATACAGCAACAGCACCTACAGCAATTTCAGCGAGGCAAGCCGCGCATTTCTCACCATGACGATGCGCCCGTGGCTGGCGAACTTTGAGCAGCAGATAAAAAACGCCCTGCTGGTGGCCTCGCCTGTACCTGGTATCCGGTATCAGGTGGAGTTTGACAGCGCGGACCTGTTACGGGCCACACCTGGCGAACGCTTTGCCACCTATGAGCGCGGCATCAAATCCGGCGTTATGTGCCCGAACGAAGCCCGCGAACGTGAAGGACTGTCACCGCGTGATGGTGGTGATGAGTTCAGTCAGGCATGGAAACAGGAAGTAAAAATCAGCGAGGGAGAAAAACCGGAATGAACATAGGGCGACTGCGTGACAGGATAACGATTCAGACCCTGAAACAGACCAGAGCCATGACGGGCGAAATACTCGAAACGTGGGAGGACGGTCACACACTCTGGGCAAGCGTGAACATGATCAGCAGCAAGGAGGCCATTTCATCGGGCGCAGAGCTGGCGATTGGTACCGTAAGGATCTGGATACGGTACCGGAAGGACATCAACGCCACCAGCCGGATAAAGGTCAGTACGGGGCCGCTGGCGGGGCGTGTACTGAATATCATCGGGCAGCCGTTGCCGGATGTCGCCAGGACACGCCTTGAAATTCTTTGTCGTGAGGGCGCGGAAAAATGACAGAAGAACTTATCACCCTGGAAGAAGTGAAACTCCATTGCCGTATCGATGGAGACGAGGAAGACCAGTTAATCAGCGGATACATTGCCGCATCGCTTGAGGCGTGCCAGATACACATAGGCAGGCGCTTTGATGACGGGCTGGAGTTCACGCCAGCCATAAAGATTGGCTGCATGATGTTTATCGCTCACCTGTATGAGAATCGCCAGATTGTCGCGGATAACGCAAAAACACGCGTACCCATGACGATTGGCGCACTCTGGACGGCTTACCGTGATGTGGGGGTGTACTGATGCCGTGGCAACCATTAAGACGATGCACAGAACCAGGCTGTAACAGGCGCGTTAAATCCGGCAAGTGTGAGGAGCACAGGCGGGCGGCATGGCGTGCAGAGGATGCCAGACGAGGACACCGCCGCGCGCGTGGATATTCCAGACAGTGGGACAAATACCGCGCCATGTATCTGAGTAAAAACCCGTTATGCGTGCGATGCCTTGAGAAGGGGATATATACGCCCGCCGTGGTGGTGGATCACATTATCCCGATTAATGGCGGTGATGATGTTCTCTTCTGGCCCGAATGGAACCATCAACCATTGTGCCAGGCGTGTCATAACCAGAAAACGAAATGGCTTGATCCGGCAACAAAAAGCAAGCGTGCCGCAGGTGGATTTCGTGAAGAGGAAGAACGGGCCGCTAACCGCAATAACTGGATGTATGACGCTGATGAATGAGCGGGAACAAAACCGCCTTATCCGTGGACTTATAAGGCAGCGTGACGCATGGAAGACACAGGAAACAGGGCATAAAGATAAAGCGTCAGGACGCGCAGAACGCATCACAGCGAAGCGATTAACCGACCGTGACCGCGAGGTTATGGAATGTTTCCGCAATCGCTGATGAGGCTGTATGACGGGGTGGGGGGCGTTTTCAGGACAAACCCGACCCCGCCGGGCACCGAACGCCTCCTCAAATTTTTATGCACGGGAATTTTTTGAAAAATAATCTGGCGAAAAAATAAGCATGTCAAGACCACCGAAAGCCCCCGCCTACCTGGATGATATCGCCGTGAAGCAGTGGCGGGAAAAATCTAGGCAGCTTGCGGAACGGGGAGACCTGACCCCCGCCGACTGGAGCAATCTGGAACTGTATTGTGTCAACTACTCCATTTACCGGAAAGCCGTTGCAGACCTTGCGGCGCGCGGGTTCAGCATTGTTAACAGTCAGGGCGGTGAGAGCAGAAACCCCGCATTAAGCGCAAAATCCGACGCTGAAAGAGTGATGATAAAAATGGCCTCTTTGCTCGGTTTTGACCCGATAAGCCGCCGTAAAAATCCACCGGAAACAGAAGAAGAGGACGAGCTTGACCGCCTGGAATAAGTACGCAGAAGACGTAAAAACGGGCAAAATTCCGGCCTGTAAACGGCTGAAACAGGCCGTTAAACGGTACTTTTCGGACCTTGAAAGCCCCCTTTACACGTTCGATCGTGAGGTTGTGGAGCGGTTTATTGCCTTTTCCAGGGTGTGCCCGCACGTAAAAGGGCCGATGCGTGGCAGACCCATTGAGCTGGAGCCGTGGCAGCAGTTCGCCTTTGCGTGCATCCTCGGCTTTAAGGTTAAGGCCACCGGACGGCGCAAATACACGAGCGCCTTTATCGAAGTGCCGCGCAAAAATGCGAAATCCACGACCGCCGCGATTCTGGCTAACTGGTTTCTGATTATGGAGAACGGGCAGCAGGATATTTACACCGCAGCGGTGAGCCGTGACCAGGCGCGGATCGTTTTTGATGATGCGCGTCAGATGTGCCTTTTATCCCGACCGTTACGCAGGCGGGTGAATATTCAGGCCCACAAGGTGATGCACCCGAAAAGCAACAGCCTGTTAAAGCCGCTGGCAGCAAAAGCGGCAACCATCGAGGGCACAAACCCCAGCCTTTCCATCGTGGACGAATACCACCTACACCCCGATAACGGCGTTTATTCCGCGCTTGAGCTGGGGATGGGCGCACGTCCCGAAGGGCTGTTATTTGCCATTACCACATCGGGCAGTAACGTCGTTTCAGCCTGTAAGCAGCACTATGATTATTGCTGCCAGATCCTGGACGGCGAAGAGGTCAACGATTCAATTTTTGTACTGATTTACGAACTGGACGACGAAAACGAGGTTGATGATCCGGCGATGTGGATAAAGGCTAACCCTAACATCGATGTTTCCGTGGATCGTGAAAAACTGGCCTCAACCATCCAGAAAGCGCGGGGTATTCCGTCGCAATGGGTGGAGATGATGACAAAGCGATTTAATATCTGGTGCCAGGGGGCTACCCCGTGGATGGGTAACGGCGCATGGGCTGAGTGTGCCGGAACGTTCACGGAGGAAGATTTACACGGGCAGGAGTGTTACGCGGGGCTGGACTTATCATCAACCAGCGATATTTCCAGCGTGTGCTATGCCTTTCCGGTCGGTAAAAATATCATGCTGGTTTCCCGTCATTATCTGCCGGAGTTCCAGCTACAGAACCCCGCCAATAAAAACCGCGCTGTCTATCGCCAGTGGGCTAAAGCGGGCTGGATACGCACAACGCCAGGTGACTGCATTGATTACGACCGGATCAGAGATGACATCATGCAGGATGCGGAGAAATTTAATATCAGGCTGGTGGGCTTTGATACGTGGAACGCCACGCATCTCAGAACGCAATTACAGGGGGCAGGCTTTGAGGTGGAGCCGTTCCCGCAAACCTACCTCAGATTCAGTCCGGCGGCGAAATCGTTCGAAGTTTTTGTTAACCGCAGGGTGATTGTGCATCGTGGCGATCCGGTGTTGTCCTGGTCGATGAGTAACGTCGTGATGCAGAGTGACGCGAACGCCAATATCAAGCCGAACAAGAAAAAATCACCGAACAAGATAGACCCGAGCGTGGCGGCGCTGATGGCGTTTGGTACATTCCAGGCAGAGCATGAGGATTTTGCTTTTGATATAAGCGACAGCCACCGCCAGAAACTGGAAGAATTTAGCGGGGTGTAATGAGGTCAGCAGCATGACAGAAGCCGAAATACTGCGATTAATCCGCCGCGTCTCTGGAATCAGCCAGCAGGCTGACGAACAGACCACGCAGCCGGACAGCGTGACCGCTGAAAATTATGCGCGTGTTGTTGCTGAGGTGATGCGCCGTGATGGTATCCAGCTTAATGATGCGGATATGCGCGACATACGGATCCGCGTTCTGGAAATGCTGGCCTACAATCGCCGCGTTGAACTGTATCGGGAGAAGGAGAAAATCACGTACCACTGGAAGAAGCCGGAGCGGTTACGGCGGTAACTTGTTGATTAAAAGGCGGCTCAATTCTGAGCTGGGTAGCTGACGGCGGTAACTGTTTTATATTCCCGATAGCGCAAAAATGCGCGGTTGGGCAGAATGACCACCACCTCAATCGTGACGGAGAGTGACAACCAGTGACACACCGTGACAAAAAGACGGTTTAACCGTTCATTAAAAATCGACGTGATTTTGTGCTTTCCGGATGACGTGGCCAACGTCATTTTTTAGCGAAAAATTCTGATTAAGGTCACTGGCTGAATGGTCATAATGACCACGCAGACCATCGAGGCAACCATAGCGATCATCGTTACGGTTGGAGCTTTTCCGCCATTGGTGGAAAAGGTGCACATCTGGATCATCATTACGGTGATCAAGGGTATGTAAAACCCACCAGCCTGATTAAATGTTAACCGGAAAAAAAATCCGGTAGCCCCGTTATGGGGATCCCCATATCGACATTAACGCCCCTCATGAATTGGTGCGCTTCCCCCTGGAAAGATTACCCGCCTGTATATTTCTTGTGTCTATTTGTTCCACGTTGTTTCATACAGTGCACCGAACGGTGTAGTTAATGGTGTAGTCAATTTGCGATTTTTGGCACTTTTTCAATGATAATTGTTTAATTAAATCAATGGCTTGACCTGGTATGGTGATAAAAGGACATATTTATTCATCTTTCGGCGCAGAATGCTGGCGACCAAAAATCACCTCCATCCGCGCACCGCCCAGCATGCTCTCTCCGGCGACGATTTTACCCTCATATTGCTCGGTGATTTCGCGGGCTACCGCCAGCCCTACACCTTGCCCAGGGCGTAAAGTATCAACCCGTTGACCACGGTCGAAAATGACCTCTCGCTTGCTTAATGGAATACCGGGGCCATCATCCTCGACCACAATATAGAGATGCTCGTCGGTTTGCCTTGCAGAAATTTCGACAAACTCGAGGCAATATTTACAGGCATTATCCAGCACGTTGCCCATCACCTCGACAAAATCGTTCTGCTCACCGACAAAGCTGATCTCTGGCGAAATATCGAGAGAGATATTGACCCCTTTGCGTTGATACACTTTGTTCAGCGCTGAGGTGAGATTGTCCAGCAGTGGGGCGACCGGATGCAGCTCGCGGCTGAGCAATGTCCCGCCGCGCATACTGGCACGATGCAGGTAGTAGCCAATTTGCTGTGAAATGCGGCTGATTTGCTCCAGCATTACCGGCTCAGCATCACTGACGCTCATCTTTTCACTACGCAGAGAACGCAGCGTACTTTGCAGCACCGCCAGTGGCGTTTTCAGACTATGGGTCAGGTCGGTGAGCGTCGTACGGTATTTGTCGTAACGTTCGCGTTCACTTTTTAACAATCGGTTCAGGTTTCGTACCAGACTGGTCAGTTCTCGCGTTGTGGCTGGATTGAGCAATTCGCGGTTATGTTCTTCCAGTTCGCGGACTTCTTTTGCCAGGGCTTCGATGGGGCGTAAACTCCACCAGGCGGCGACCCACAGCAGCGGGATCACTAACAGCAGATTGGCTGAGAGCACATAGATAAACCAGCTCCAGACCATATAGGAACTTTTTAGCTCCACCGGAATGGTATCCACCACCACAAAGGTTAATTTTGGCATCCGCGATGTTGCCGGGTAGACGTTTACTGCCACCGAGTGGGTCATCTCCGCGTCGTCATCATCTTCCCGCACTTCCTGCAACTGTTGCTGTATCGAATGATCTCCACTCAGCAAGAGGCTGGTATCGTTAACATCCGCTTCAATTTCATGAAAACCATTCGATTTCAGCCAGTCAGGCTGGATCATCTTCATCAGCCAGGGCACGTCACGTTGCGCCCATAAAAGCTGCCCGTTCTCATCATAAATTAGCGTCATGGTGGGGCTTTGCTTGTCGATATTTTCGGGTAACTCGACATGCAACTTATTGTTTTCCCACTTCGCAAGGGTATAGAACAGATTGCTCTCGCCACGTAACAGCCGAAACGTAGTTTTATCGAAACTGACGCTATAACCGATCAGCGCGACCATTCCGTAGGCAAGCGAAAGCACCAGTACTACCGCAGCCGTTGCCAACAGAAAACGTACCCGCAGTGAGAGCGGGAAAAAAAGACGCAGTAATTTTTTCAT